CCGCTGCCGCATTCCAGCCCGCAGCCAGCCAGCCCACGCGTGCGAGCAGCTTCTTCTGGTAGGCTTTCAACGCAGCGCGCTCGACGGCAATCTTGGTTTTCAGCCCGCGCGGATTGACCCGGCCCGTCCGGCGATCCCGCAGCCGCTTGTGGACGGCCTCTGGCTGCTCCAGCGCGCGAGTGATGCGCTTGCTGGCGGCGACCATGATCTTCGCCAGATCGCTCTGGATGGAGGCTTCACCGATCTTCTTGGCCGCGTTGCCTGCGGTCTTCTTCGACGCGGGCGGCGTGATGGCCACCACGTCGCGCACGAAGCCCTTCGCGGCGGATTCCACCAGTTCGCGCTCGGACTTCTTCACATGCGGCCGCAACTGGGCCATCGCCCGCTTGAGCCGGCTCATGTCGAATTTGCAGGCGATGTTCATGCGGGTCGCCAGCGGGCGAGAAGCTGCTGGAATTGATCGGCGGCGGGCGGTGTCACCGGCACCGTCCACACGTCGTGGGTTCGCAGCGCGCAGTGCTGGTATTGGAGGAGCCGCGCCAGCGGCAGTTCCCAGAAGATGAAGTGCTCAGACCACCCGGTTTCTCGCGCCAGTGTGAAGACGAAGCTCGCCGTCCACACCGGCTCGATCAGTTTGGGGGCGACTGCTCGGCCTTTCCGCTCTTGCCCGGCTTCGCCACGACCTCGATCTGCGCGGCGGCGACCGCCTCGACGTTCGCCTCGATCTGCTGCACTGCCTCCATCATGGCCTCGACGGGCAATTCCAACTCGAACGGCAGAAGATACTCGTCCTCGAATGCGCCGCGGTTCTCGCGCGCGAGCTTCGCTGCCTTTTTCACCACATCGAGTGGAGCCGCTTGGATGAAGAGGAACGCCGTGAGTTGCCGCTGCTTTTCGTCCACCGAGAGAGCTTCGAGTTCCTCCTTGGACGCGCCCGTGACCATCTTGAGGCCGAGCGCCCGGCAAAGCGTGAGCGTGCCCGCCGAGAACGGACGGAGCTTGAGTCCACCGGCTTCCGAGGCCGGCGCGATGAAGCTGTCGAGATTGGTCAGCGTGCGTTCCTGGTCGGTCATTTTTCGAGTTCGGTGAGCAGTTCCAGACGGCGTTCGGGCGTGGCATCAAAGGGAATGAGCGCGATGCGCTTGCCTTTCCGGATGAGCGCGAGCGGTGCGCGCGTCTGCATCTCGGTTTCGATGCGAAGCAGATTGCCGAGGCCGCACTTCAGGTAAGCCAGCGGGTGCTCGGTGTTCGCCCGCAGCCATGCTTCATCCGACCATGCCGCGATCAGCTTTCGCGTGTCGTAGCGCCCGCAATCCGAGCGGGCCTTGAGCGCCCACGTTACCACGCGGTGCTCGTTGCCTTCGACCAGTTCGCGCGTTTCCAGGTAGCCGCACTCCGCATCGAGCGGAATGCCGAGCGCCACGAGCGCAGCGACGAGGCGGGTGATATCCGAGGCGAGCGGGTCGGGAGACGCGTCGCGCAGAATGCAGAGCTTATCGCCTTTCTCCATTTTAGTTCACCGCCTCCGCCGTGGGGTAATTTTTGAAGCTGTATTCCCAGCCGTCGAAGTCCTCGTTGTTCTCGCTGTGCTTCACGTTGGTGATGACGGTCACGCCGCCGCCAAGGCCGCTCACGCCGGGATCGCCGACGCCGGGGACGACGGCGAGCGCACCGTGACCCTTCACGGAACCCTCGGTCATCTTCTTGTAGGTGTGGACGCGGGCGACTTCGCCGTTGCTGCCCGGCAGTTCCTTGACCTGCACGCTCTCGTCGGTTTCGACCGAATCGATGAGCGTGCCCGTGTGCCGGGTGATACCGAATTTGACGTCAGAGGCAGGCATTTGACTGCTGGAGGCGTGTCAACGGGTCAGGGCGCGCCGTAGCCGACCTTCAACGTGACCGGCGTGCGAAACTTCGTGGCCTCGACGCCGGGATCGGTCGCCGTGAGCGCGTAGCCGTAGACATGAATCTGCCCGGCGGTGTTGATCGCAGCGATGAGGACCGCCTTGTCCGCGAGCTTAGCCCGCATCAATTCCACGCGGGCGGCGTGCTGCGCGGGTGTGGTGTCGTTCGCTTCGCTCTCCACGGCGAGCGTGAGTTCGCCGCGAAATACCGAAGCAGATCCCGCGAGTGGATCGGATTTCGCGCTGGCACTCAACGCAGGGAGCTTGTGCTGCTCGTCGTCGTGGCCCGTGAAGAAGTGAAGCCCGGTGAACGCGCCGTCGGCCTGGAACAACGCGAGAAATGCAGTTTCGAGTGCGTGGTCGAGCATGGCGTTATTCCACGGGGGACACGACCAGCACCAGCATCGGAAACTGCGGATGATCGGTGACGCGTGTGATGCGGTAGTCCTGGCTTTGGAAGCCGATCAATTCTCCAAGCTGCGGCTTCGCGCCCGTGAATGCGGAGCGCATGATTTTGATGGTGAAGTCGCCCGTCTCGGTGAACCCGCCGACGTTGAGTTCCTGACTGAGCGTCGGCTCGGAGATGAGCGCCTGATACGTGCCGCCCTGCCAGGTGACCGGCTCGCCGACCACATCGAGGATGTTGGCCAGATCGGCCGCTTTTTCTTCTCGGAGCGTCATGCCCTCGCGTCGCTGTCAACGACGCTCGATGCCACGAAACAAAAAGCCCCCTCCGCGTGAGCAGAGAGGGCTTTGAGCAACCGCAGCCGAACGTGAATGCTTACGGCTTCACGAGCCGCTTGAGGCCCGCAGGGATCGCCACCGTGAAGCCGTAGAGGCACTCGATGGTGATGAAGATGCGGTTCGAGCTAGTCTCGGTGTAGCGCAGGTAGCCGAAGGTGAGGCCCGTCTCCGGGTCGGTGACCGCGCCGGCCTCATCGTATTCTGCGACGGGCTGGAGATAACGCATGGCGACCGCGATGGCGCTCGGATGCACCGCGAAGCCGACGAGCTTTTCCGGGTGATCGGGCGGCAGCACGATGGTTTCGTAGAGATCGAAACCGGCGAGCCGTTTGACCTGCGCCTCGACCACGCCGGGCGCGGAGACGCTGAGGTTGAAGCTCTTCGCCACGACATCATCGGCGAGCAGGTTCGTGTAGTAGCCCGCATCGAGGATGATCGACCGCTGGGAGGCGGGCATCTTCGCGTTGCCGCAGGCTTCACGCACGCCGAGCACCTTCTTGTAGTCGAACGCCGTCGCGGCGAGGGCGGGGATGACCGGCGCGCCATAGTTGGCGGCAGTGATCACCGAGAAAATGTCGAGCAGGACGTCCTGCGCGAGTTGCGTCGCCTTGGACTGGAGCAGCGTCTCCAGCACGGGAACCGCCGACTCGCTGGCTTCCTTCGCCGTAACGTGGAAGGTCTGGAACTTGTGCCGATTGAGCACGACCGGGAGCGTCGAGATCGAAGAGTCGATGCCCTGGAGGTAGGTGCCCGCGAAATCATTCGATTCCGATGGCGCGCCGACTACGGGCACGCGCACGGTGTCGAGTTTGTCGGCAGGCTCCGGCGAGAAGTTCGTCGAAAGAGCGCGCAGCGGGAGCAGACCCGCCATCCACGGCTGGAGCGCGGACTGCGCGATCTTGATGTCTTTGACGTTGGTCAGGGTGTTGGGCATGGCGACGGGTTATTGGTGGTTGAGAATTGCGGCCTTCTGCTGCGGGGTGAGTTTGCGCCAGAACACGGTCTGCTCGGCGGGATCGGTGATGGCTTTGAACTGCTCGATGAGCGTGGCCATCTGGTTGTCGGCCTGCGGCGTGACCTTCGCGGGTGCCTGCGTGCCGGTGCTGGCGACGATCTGCGCGGCGCGGAGTGCAGCGCGCTTTTCGAGGTCTTGCTCCTTGGCTTCGAGTTCCTTGGCTTTCGCGGAAAGCGATTCGATGGACTGCCGCGCCGTGGTGAGATCGGCGGCGAGACGTTCGCGGTCGGCGCTCAGTTCGGTGACTTGCACCTTGAGCGTATCAATCTGCGCCGAGGCTTCGGTGAGGAGCGCAGCGCCAGCCTTGGCGTCCGCTTCGAGGGTCGTGGCCTTGGCCAGCGCTTCTTCGAGTTGTTCGTCGACGGTCTTCATTTTGCGGAGGGATGCGTGTCAACCGGCGACGTGCCGGGAGCGGAGTTTGGCGATGGCGTCGGCACGGCTGGAGACGACGCCGGAAATGAGCGAGTGATACGCGGCCTTCCGCGCTGAGAACGTCTGGCCTTCCATGACATCCGGCGTGACCTTGCGCCCGCGGGCAAGCACGGCGGAACGAAACTCGGTGGCGATTTCCTCGACGTCGGCCTGGAGCCACGCGCGCTGCTCGTCGGTCAGCGGAACGCCGGGCATTCCGGTGCTCTTGAATTTGCCTGCCGCGAAAACTTCGACTTTCAAGCCCTGCCGTTGCATGGCCTCGCTGCTGTCCATCACCGGGAGCAGGACGCCAATGGAGCCGACCCGCGCGCTGGGCGTCGCATAGACCGCGTCGCACTGACTGCCGACCCAGTATGCCGCCGAGCACATCTGACCGGCGGTGAAGGCGTAGGTGTATTTTTGCGCGCAGACATCAGTGACGGCGTTCGCCAGTTCGGGTGTGCCGCTCACGGTTCCGCCGGGCGAATCGATATCGAGGAACACGGCCTCGACGTCTGGACGCTGGCCAGCCTCGCGCACGGCGGCGATGGCCTCGTCGGTGTCCGTTGCTCCGAACAGCACCGACGCGGTGAAGTCGGGTTTGCGAATGAGCGGGCCGGTGAGATTCACGACGCCGACACCGTTCTCGACCGACAGCAGCCCAGACTTGGCAGGCGGGGTGAGCTTGCCCGGCGACTCGAAAAACGCGTGTCCCACCGCCACGAGCGCAGCGTGGGCCTCCGGCGTGATGAGCCACGGCTGTTTGAGTAGTAGCGTTTCGGCGAGCGTCACGCCGCAGCGGGCGTGTCAACAGAACCGGGCGTCGGATCGGCTGGCGGCGCGACGAGCGGCGTGCTGTTCACCGGCTTCCAGAGCATCTCGATGGGCACGCCGTATTTCTGAGCGGTGTCGAGGATGAGCTTCGCGTCCTGGGCGCGGCGCTCGACCTCCTCGCCGAAATCCGCGCCGAGTTCGGCGTAGTGATCGGTGAGCGTCTTGAGGCCCATCTCCACATCGGCTCGGTTTTGCTGCGCCTCACGTCCGGCATCGACGGTGATGCGGCGAGGGGTCGTGCAAGACACACGATGCCAATTCGTCACGAGCGGCAATTCGCCGCGCACGATGGCGTCGCCGATGACGTAAGCCCACACCGGGCGGATGAGCCGCTGGATGAGGATAAGTTGCCGGTAGGAAAAGCGGCGGTCGGCTTTGGCGACCACGAGCCGCACGCCCGCGCCGCCCACCTTGCTGGAATCGGCGGCGAACTCGTAGGGGATGACTCCGAGCGCGGAGTCGCGCCGCAGATGATCGAGGAAGCCGGTGAAAGTCGGTGAAGGCCGCTTGGACTCGAAGCTGTCGAGCGACTCGTTGGGTTTGAGCGCGACGAGTTTTCCGCCCACGATCTTCTGCAACGACACCGGGTCGCTCGTCTCGGCCTGCGGCGTGTCGCTCGGCACCGAGAAATCTCCATCCTCGCCGATTTCGCCGCGCTCGGTCTTCAGAACGCGCGCGATGTCGGCGTTGTCTTTGACGGCGTGCTTCTCCAGGGCCAGCAACTCGATCTCGTCGAGGATGTGATTGATGGAGTGCTGCATCGTCGGTGCCTGGCGCACAGCGGTCACCGACTCTGGCTCGAAAACGTGGAGCACGGATTCCGCCGGCAAATCGCGCAGCGTGCCCGCGTCTTCGATCAGCCGGTAAAAGATCGGCGCACCGAAGGCATCGAGGCCGACGCCGTCCACGGTTTCACGCGATCCGGCACTGTCGCCGATGCGGTGGGATTCCACGAGTTGCAGCAGCGGCCGAGAGTCGGCGTCCCGGGTCTTGTGGATGAAGTATTCGCCGTCCACATCCACCGCACGGCAGATGATCGACTGGCATTCCTCGAAGGAGAACCGGCGCGTGACTTCGCAGCGGCCCGACCACCACGCGAAGTATTCTTCGGCGAGTCGATTCCACAGTGGGTCAGGCGACTGCGCCTGCGGCTTGATGCCGTCGCCCGTCGAGTAGATCGCCATATTGCCGACCATCTCGCGCACGAACCCGGAGTTCTTGTGGAGGTAACGCGAGCGCCGCACGAGTTCGCTGCGGACGCCGGGCGAGAGGTCGCGCTTCGCGTCACCGGGCGAAGCGCCGGGCACCGGCCCGCGCCGGGGCGAGTAGTTGGCCGACTCGTAGGGCGAGGCCCACGCTTTCGGCAGTAGAATGGGCGGCAGAATGCGCCGCGCGAGAAGGGCGAAGCGGTTCATTTAGGGATGTAGCCGACGCTCGATTGCGCCACGCGGCGGCGGCGTCCGTAGGTTTCAGGATCGAGCACGCGCAGTGCGTGCGCGCACTCGTCGAGCACCTCCTTGACCGGCATCGGAAATTGCTTCGATGCCGAGGAGCCGCTGTCGCTCCACGACATGAGCGTCTTGCCCTCGATGAGCATTTGCTTCGCCTGCGCCTGAATCTGGAGGACTTCGGCGACGGTGAAGCCGGTGATGAAAAGGCCCTGCGCCATGCGCGGGGCTGGGTGTCAACGAAGGCCAGCGATTCTCGGCGCGAAAACCTGCTTCAGCTTCAGCAGACGCTGAATCAACCACGCGCGAATCTCTGCGAGGCGCTCGTCGCTGTCCTCAACCGAGCCGCTGCGGTGGATGCAAATCCGGCACGCTCGTTTGTCTTCGAGTCGCTGCCATTCAAGCGGCTCGCCAAACTCTTTCTCGATCAGTGCCTGTTGCTCATGGAGAGCGTCGAAGCATCGCTTGTTCGTTTCACGATCATCGCAGTCGATATAGACTTCGGCGCGAACGGTTCCATCCCCGGTGAAATTTGCAGAGTATTTGAACCCCGTCCTCCCGCTTGAGAACGCATACCAGCACTGCGGCTGTGCGGCCTTAGCATTGGAAAAATGATGGCGATCACGAAGTTCATCCAGGAGCGGCTGGTAAAAGCGCCGATACTTTTCTCCCTTTTCGGACTGCCCGGCCTGTGCCGCCTTCATTGTTTGCTTCTGCCACTCGTTGGGCCGGACGACTGGTTTGAAAAGGACGGCTGGCTTTGAGTCGCCGATTTTGACGACCTCAAGAACGACGGCGAAAAAGTCCACGCCCTCGATGGTCTTGGAGTTCAACCACTCCAACGCCTGTCGGTGTTCCTCCCGCAGCTCTGTCGAAACCCAAATGACTATCGCGGCGTCCGTTCCTCCCGCGTAGGTGAGGAGCTTGCCGAGGTGGTCGTGATCGGTTGCGCCGAGCTGGTTTTCGATGATGACCGGGCGCTTGGACTCCAGATCGACAGCCAGGATATCGAGCGAGAAGTCTCCAATCGCCTGCTCTTGCTTCGTGGCCTCAATCTGAAGACCCAGCGCGCGACCGAGCCGCTCCAGGTTCTCATAAAGCCACGGCGTGAAGTCGTGCGCCTCGTGCTTCCAGAAGCCGCGCGGATCGATGTTGGAAAGTTCTTCGAACTCCATTGGGCAGACCCGATGGGAACCTCAAATCAACTCGCAAAACCAGTTCAGCAGACGCCGCATGCCGTCTCGCGCCCTGCCTCTGGAAAAGAATCCCTCCGCCAGCCGCGGGCTGAGCCTGTAATAAACCGCGCAAAATGCCCGTCCTACCGCATTTGACTCCAAGTGATCGTCCCTGAACCGGCGCAGCGCCAGCACGTTGGGGTGGTCGGCAGAACCGTAGACCGCCGTGGCGATGAAACAGCCCTTCTTTACGTGGATGCTGGTTTCTCCGCTCGCGGTTTGGGCGGTCATCTTTGCGTCGTATCCGGTCAGTGGCTTGCCTGCGAGCTTGTCCTCCATCCGCCCAATCGTTCGAATAAAGTCGTCGATATCCACAGTCGACGCCTGAAATTTGTTCGCCATTACCATCTTTTGGAGTTCAGAGGCCAGCATCCCCTCGGCTGCCTTTTGCTTGAGCCTTTGAACATCTTCAGCAGGCAGTCCCTCTAGAACCTTGGACAGGATGCTGCCGGGCTGCACCTGGCCCTGAATGAACTGACTGCGGATGATATCAAGTTTGTCGTCTGGCATAGTCAGGAGAAGAATTTGCCGATTTTCTCGAAAAGATTCGGTTTGCGGACGTAAACGGTAATGACGCCGTAGGGCAATCGGATTGTGTGCGTCCCCTCTGCCGAAACGTCCAAGCCCTGGATGCGGTTCACGAGATTCTCAACCTCGGTTCTGCCGGCTGCGGCGATGGCGAAGCTGAACTCCTTTTCGATTGCCGCCATGATCGAGCGGGCGACCGTGGAGTCATTGTCGCAAACCCAAGCGATTTTTTCCTGAACGTAGCTCGGGAGAGTGTGCGTGTCGGGCTTGTTGCACAGACGCAGTGCAAGATCCGTTACCTGCTCGCGGAAACCAGTCGAGTGACCAACCACAACCGTAAGACTATGGTTTTCCTGATGACCGCTCCGATGAGCATCGTAGAGTTTTTTTAGTAGGTCGTATTTCTGGTTTTGATTTAGAACCTTGGGAACGAGGTTCAACAGACGGGTGAGCGTCTGGCCGGAAGCGCGAACCGCTCCGCTGGCCCAGTCTCCCATTTTGTTGCGAGCGTAGTTGGCTGCGCTCTTTCCGTGAGCGCTTTCGTAGTGATTGAAAAGAATCTTCCGCTTCAGGCCGTCGAGGGAATTGAAAATCTTCAACACGTCATCATCGATTCCCGCGAGCCCCTGCTTCGCTTCGGCGCGCTGGCTCTCGTTGTAGCGGTAGTAATCGAATCTTCGACGGTGGTAAAAACGGCCCATCTTGGGCGGCAGTGTAGCCGGGGTGAGGCTCTTGGGAAGCCTCAGCGCTGTCTCTGTAATTCCTTCAGCTTCTCAAATTCCAGAGCGCCCATTCGATCCCCCTTGCTCCGGTTCTGACTTTGCGGAAGCAGTTGGAGATTCGCCAGATCGTTTGCGAACTCAGGGTAGCGACTAAGCGGGACAATGTGATCGATCTCCAAATACTGCCCTGCATAAGTGCCACGGGTGATTTGCACCGCCTCTCCGCGCTTGAGCATCGGCAGACTCCCCTTCGTGTAGAGTCCCCACAGTTTTGCCGTCCGAAAGTTTCCAATTAACTGTGCCTTCGCACTCGCAGCTTTAGGTGAGGAAGAGTTCCCATTGGAAGCAAACGCCCGATTGATAGCTTGCTCTGGCTCGATGCCCTTCTTCTCAGCAACGTAGAGCCAGTAGATCATCTTCTTCACGCGCGTATTGATTGATCTCGCTTGGGGATTGAGCGTCGCGAGTTTCTCAAAATCGGTGAGTGCAGAAAGCGCGGCAATTGGGTCTGCCGCTTCTTGGACTTCAGCGTCGTCAGCGGCAGAAACAACAAATGAAACCGGTGTTGGTGCCGCTGAGTGATGGAAAACGACACGCGAACAAGTGCGGATTCCCAGCGCTCCTACGAGCAGCGCGAGGCCCGTAAACCCAACTATAGCGAGCTTGGTGATCGGTCCCATTTTGATTCCATGATGGCGAAGAATTCGAGGGACTGGTAGAAATTCAGCAGCCAATACGACCGCGGTTCGCCGTGCAGGAACACGCAGGCATAAGCGAATTCCTCAGATACCACGCGACCCTTTGCCAATTTCAAGAACTCTACTCTCTCGGCGCTGCTTGGATTCACCTTCCAGTTAATGATCTCGCAATCAACGTGTCCTAATCCGGTCTCCTCATGGAGCAGCGCCCGACACATTCTGAGGATGAAGCGGTTCATTTCTTGGGAATCGAAGTCGAACGCAGCCGCCGGCACGATTCCGTTCGGCGTGGCGAGACTCACCAAACGCATGTGCCGAACCACGCGTTCCACTTGTGACCAGTCTCTCTCGAAGGATTTATCCCGCTTTGCCGCGAGATTCACAGCCTTCCGATTCCATTCGGATTCTCGCGTGGAGACGAACAAGTCACGGTAAAGAGCTTCATCATTCTGCCCCGCTTTCCGGCAACCCTCGCAGCATGGAACCGTGATTCGCTGAGTGCCATCGGGCATGGGCGAATCGAACACGCACCTGGGCGGCACATGATCTAACGTGGCTCCGTTTTGGAGCCCGCAATAAATGCAGAGTTTCACGGGGCGGATTGTCACACAAACTGCCCATCGATCACATCCGTATCATCAACCGTGATCCAGCACTCAACTCTGCGCCTGGTCACTCCCTACAGTATGTAATTTTCATCAGGCAATCGCCCGGCCTTTCGCCACACGCTCGCGGCACTCGGCGAGCGTCAGGCCGAGCTTGAGTTGAAAGTGCGGCTCATCGCTGAATTTCCAGCGCCCGCCCCATTCAAGGCCGAGCTTCTCACCGATCGCGCCGGCCTTCGCGTAAAGCGGCGACTCCTCGAGATAGCGACCGCCGTCGAAGATCCCGACGTCCCACGCGATCCCGAAGTTGTGCCAGGAGTATCCGCCGCGCGCTTTGGTGACGATATTGCCGGGCTTCGTGCGGCCCTGCTCGTAGAGGGCGTTCTGCTCCTCGTAGGTGCGTGTGCCGCTGATGATCTTCAGCGTGATACCGGCGGCGAGACACGCGGCCATGAACTCACGCGCCTTCTCCTGCGCGGCAGGCCGCAGCGTTTTGATGTTGGCCTCGGTGCGTGGATCGAACGTGGTCATTTGGATTCCTCGGTGAACCGTTTGGTGACGTCCTCGCCGTTGCAGATGACCTGGCGTCCTGGCGCGAGCGCGAGCCAGCGGCGCACGATCACGTCGCAATAGGCCGGAGAGATTTCGAGGCCGTAAACGCGGCGACCGAGTTGATCGCCCGCGACAAGCTGGGTGCCGCTGCCGGAAAACGGCTCGTAGCACAGATCGTTGCGCTTCGTGTGCTGGCGCATCGGGACGGCGAAACATTCCAGCGGCTTCGGTGTCGGGTGATCAGGCCGCTCGTCATTGTTGATGCCCTCGATCTCCCAGACGCTGCGCTCGTAGTCGGGCGATTCCCGCGGCGGCTTGTTGCCTTTGATCCAGCCGAAGAAACACGGCTCGTGCGCCCAGAGATACCACGAGCGCGTGAGGATCGGACGGTTCGGTTTGCTCCAGATGATCTGCTGGTGGACGAACGCGCCGTTCTTCTCCCACGCATCCTCGACCATTCGCTGGCGGCGGCTGGCGTGCCAGCAATACCACGCGGCGTTCGGATCGATGGCCACCTCGACAGCGGCTTTGATGAAACGGTCGTAGAGGTCGCAGTTGCGCGCGTCGTCGGCTTCATCCCATGTCGCTCCGTAGGTTTCCGACCAGTCGGTGTTCGTCTTCGGGCGCGTGCCCGGGTGATTGGTGCCGTCGTAACCGACGAGGTAGGGCGGGTCAGTGGCGAAGAGGATCGCGCGCTGCCCGTTCATCAAACGCCGCACGTCTTCCACATTCGTCGAGTCGCCGCAGAGCAACCGGTGCGGCCCAAGCTCGTAGAGATCGCCGGGCTTGGTGAGCGGATTGACCGGCGGCGCTGGCACCGTGGCGTCGTCCTGCTTCGTTTCGAGGCGTTCGAGAATGTCGTCGAGCGAGTCGGCGTCGAAACCGGTGAGATCGAGGTCGATTTTGCCGTCTAGGTCTTTGAGCAGCGCCTTGAGGCTCTCTTCATCGGCCTCGGCCAGTTCGGCGATGCGGTTGTCCGCGATCATGTCGGCCCACTCGGCCGCTTCGCTCTCGTAGTCTTGGAAATCCACCGGCACGACGTCGGCGGTGAGCAGCTTCGCGGCATCCAGTCGCCCGTGGCCTTTGATCACGAACCCGGAGCGTTTCGATACGACGACCGGATTCCGCCAGCCCTGCGCTTTGATGATCTTGGCCAGCAGCTCGATCTGCTTTTCCGGATGCGTGTTTGGGTTGCGCGGATTCGGGACGAGCTTCTCGATGGCGACGAGACTCGTGTGCGCGCAGAACACCGGGATTGCACCCGCGCGCGTCGCTGCTGGTTCGGCGGCTTCGGTGCTCACTTCGCGTAGCCCTCCTTGGCGGGCAGTGTGAATTCCACCGCTGCGTCTCCTACCTTGGGATTGCGATACTCGACCCGCCAGAGCGTGCCGCAACCGGTGAAGACCATCGCGAGGATGACGACGATCAGGAAACCGAGGATAAGTTTCGCGCAATACCAGTAGTCGCCGGGTTCGGGATTCATGACGACGCCGGGGGTGTCAACGGCTTTGACAATCGGCGCGTCGGCATGAGCGAGAACAACGAGGGCATTCCGCCCGACATGGCCGAGCGCATCCTCGACGCCGACTTCAAGAACATCGTGAAGAAGGTCGCCGCCGGGAAAACGCTGACGGTGGCCGAGCGGGCGCGCGTCCAGGCCCGTGCGTCGGGTTGCACCGACAGCGTGGCCTACGCGAAAACCGTGGTGGAACTCGCCAACCTGCTCGGCGTCACACGGCGCACGCTCACGGCGTGGCGGAAGCTGGAGGGCGCGCCCGCGACGCTGGCCAACGGGAGCTTCCCCGTGGCCGACTGGCGCGAGTTTGTGCGCGTGCGCGGGCTGAAGACCAACCAGCCGGTGACGACCAGCGAGGAAGCTCTGAAAGCCCGCAAGCTGCTGGCCGAGGTCGAGGAGCGCGAGCTGAAGGTCGCGCTCCGCAAAGGCGAATACGTTCTGCTCTCCGACGTCCGGAGAGATTGGCTGGTCGGCGTCGGCAAAGCGGTCGCGCTGCTGCGCGCGAAATTCGAGAACGAGCTGCCGCCAATTCTGAGCGGACGCGACGCGCAGGGCATCCGCGAGGAGTGTGCGCGGGCCATCGATGAAGTCTGCAAGGTGCTCCACACGGGCGGAGGGACAACGCCGTGAGTCCGCGCACTCCATCGCGCCTGGAGCGCCGCTTTGAACTGCTGTGGCGCGTCGTAGAAGGCCCGACGCTGGCGACCGAGTTTCGCTTTCACCCGACGCGGCGCTGGCGCGCGGACTACGCACACGAGGAAAGCCGCACGTTGATCGAACTCGAAGGCGGCGTGTGGGTCGGCGGGCGTCATACCCGCGGGCAAGGTTTTGTCGCCGACGCCGAGAAGTATTTCGAGGCGACGCTCGCGGGCTGGCGTGTGGTGCGGCTCGTGTCCTCGCAGATCACCTTGGAAAATCTTCGCCGTCTCGCCGAGGCGATCCAGACCGGATGGAAGCCGCAGACGCACAACTGACGCAGATCTGGCGCGAAGCGTGGCGTCCACCTGACCGACAACCCGCGTGGCAGTGGGCCGAGGCGCACATCCGCTCGATCCCATACTCGCCGATGCCTGGACGGTTTCGCGTCGAAAACTCGCCGCAGATCCGTGAGGTGCTCGATGCCGTCGTCGATCCGAAGGTGCGGCTTGTCTCGATTCTCGCGGCGGTGCAGTCGAGCAAGACGACTGCGCCCGAGGTTTCGCTCTGCTACATCATCGCCAATCTGCCCGGCCCGACGCTCTGGCTCGATCAGACCGACGAAGACGCGAAAGACCAGAGCGAGTCGCGGTTACAAAAGCTCTTCGACGAATGCGAGCCGGTGAAGGCGCTCTTTCCTGCCGACCGGCACAAGAAGCGCAACCACACGATCCATTTCGCCAACGGCATGACGCTCTGGATCGTCGGCGCGCACAACAAGACGAACCTCCAGCGGCGCTCGATTCGCTGGCTGATCGGCGACGAAACGTGGCGCTGGCCTCCCGGTCACATGGCCGAAGCTGAAGCGCGCGTCACCGCGTTCGGCTGGCTGGGCAAGTGCGTGTTCATGAGCCAGGGCGGCGAGGAGGACGACGACACGCATCGCAAGTTCGAGACGACCGAC